AGCAAAACTTCATATTTAGTAGCATCTCAACTACCCGAATTCGTTAAAAGGGATCACCCTCTCTTTGTCGAATTTGTTGAGGACTATTATAAATTCCTCGAACAAGACGGTCAACTATTATACACAACTAAAAACTTTGATGATTTCTATGACATCGATATTATCAGTGAAGATATACGTCAAAGTGCTAACGCAAATACTTCTCTGATTTTACAACAAAAGTTTTATAGTAATTTCATCAGATATATTCCAACAACATCTTTAGCCGACCTTGACCTTATTCTAAAACGCTCAAAAGATTTTTATAGATCAACTGGTTCGGAAAAGTCTATTAGATTTATTGCAAGAATTCTTTTTAATAAAAATGCCGACATTTATTATCCACAAACAAACATATTAAAGGCCTCTGACGGTAAATGGTTTGTTGAAAAATCACTAAACATAAGGGATATTACTGTCGATGGTGTTGCGAATACCGATGCATTTCCTCGTTTCCTTAACACCACACTTAGAGGTAATACATCAAATTCCACGGCAACAGTGGAAGCAGTTAATCCTTATTTCGATGCCGGTGTTCTCGTTACCGAGTTAAAAGTTTCTGGTGTAGAGCAAGACTTTATTAATGGTGAAAAATTATTTACAACAATTGAAGATGAAGGTGTTACAAAAGAACTATCAGCAAACCTTTATTCTGGTATTATTGTTAAAACAACTGTAACAAGTCCTGGTTCAGGTTATATACAAGGCGCATCGGTTCCTGTCGAGGCAGCAAACGGTCAAGGCGCACAGATTATTATTAGTAAAGTTGCTAAGGCTAAGTTGGAAGGTAAGATTAAGGCTGTTAGAGTTATTTTACCTGGTGCTGGATATCAAGCAAATACACCTCTTCTATTTACAGGAGGCGGTGGTATAGATGCGGCCGCCAACGTTAATATTGTTGACACATCCGAAACATATCATCCATCCAGTTATAGTATAATTGCAAATACCATAGAAATCGTCGCAAATAACATTATTGCCAATACAATAGATGATAATGAAGGTTTTGCATATAGTAATCTTGCAACTGTTTCTATTACAACTGCTAACCTTGACCTTAGTACCGGCCCTGGTGCAACCATTAATATAGCAACTCTCAACTTTATGCAACAAAACTCAAATGTCTATTTTGAGACCGGAGACGTTTTATTCGTAAGAGGACCAAATACATACCACACCATTAAAGAAAGTAATAGATATTATTGGGAACTGAATGTATCACCAGGATTAGCAGGTAGTTTGGCAAACGTTTCTTTTGACGTTCATAAGAAGCCTAATGTTAATACTGTATTATCAAGTGCATTTAATTACTGGTCTTATGGTAGTTGCGGCCCAATCGTTGCTACTGCTATTGTCAATCCTGGTTCCGGTTATGTTGAATTACCGGCCGTTTCTGTTTTATCTAATACTTTTATAAGGTCATTAGGTATTCTTGGTAGATTGGAAGTATATGATGGTGGTACCGGTTATGCTAATGGTGATGTTATACAGTTTATTAATAAACCCGGTTCATATGGTATAGGTGCAAATGCTCAGGTCTCTCTTGTTGATAGTAATGGTACAATTCAACAAGTAAGTTGGTTTGCCATACCAGGACATTTTCCAGGTGGATCTGGATATAGACAAGATTTATTACCAAATGTTAGTATCATTTCGACAGGTGGTAGTAATGCCAACGTTAAAGTGGTTGCTATACTTGCCGATGGTGCTCAATTAGAGGCTAACTCTAATATTATTGGTGGTATTCAGGAACTTAGAATTGTTTCTGGTGGTTTTGGTTATGATACACCACCAACTCTAAACTTAACCAGTCAGGGTGATGGCACCGCACAAGCCTACGCAAACATCGTGACAGGTCTTTATAGTTATCAAGGTAGATACCTAAATCAAGACGGTCAGTTAAGTTCTTATGTATTCCTTGAAGATAGAGACTATTATCAAAAATTCTCTTATGTTGTTAAAATTGATGAATCCTTAAACAAATATAGACAAATAATTAAAGATTTGATTCATCCTGCTGGTATGAAATTGTTTGGTGAATATATATCCGAAGATAATAATGAAACAAACGTTGAATATGATATAGGCATCGCAAACACACAGTATATAACTGGTGTTAATACAAATAGTCTTATTGTATCATATGATGCCGCTCAGTATTTAATAGATATCGATAATAATTTAGGAAATGATAATACCTGGTATAATATTGCTAATACAAATCAATATGCCAATATATCTAATACGGTTTCTTATCGTGCAGGTGGATTCCAGTTTGATGGCGCCAATGATACAATCATTATGCCTCACACCGAATCATTAAATGTAAATGTTTCCAATGCGATTACGGTCATTTCTTGGTTCTATCAGGATAAGGCAAACTCTCAGTATAAGACCATTGTTTCAAAATCTAATGCTGGAAAGACCAGAGGATTTGAATTCTTCTCACAAAACAATCATTTAGAGGTTATAGTTTGGCCTATTACAACTAATAACATTCTATCTTATTCTAATACAGTTAATGCAAATACTTGGCACTGTGCGGCATTCACTTATGATGGCAGTCATGTTAGAGGTTATCTAAATGGTGCTTTTGTTGATATAACACCAGGGGTATCGAACTCCGCCACAGATACGGCAAATTCACTTTATATTGGTTCAAGAAGCGATTCTGCAAACACCATGAACGGAAGAATTGCTATCGTCGAGGTCTATAATAGAGCCTTGACAAATAACGAGATTATAACAAGTTTCAACCGTTATCGCGGTAGATTTGGCATATAAATAGAAGATAACTAAGAGAGAGATAGTATGACGGCTGTTCATTCAAGAGACCTTGACATTTACATAGCAAGACAATTCAAAAAATCTGTAAGTGATGATTCCAACGTCTATCTGACTTTTGGTAATACCACACCATGGATTAATGAATCTAATCCACCTAATGCCGGCACATCGGTTGTCACTTATTATCGTACTTGGAAAAGTATGGTAGGTGGTAAAAAAATTAATGGTAGTGATATTCATCATGTTATTCCCAGATATAACTGGACGTCTAATACGGTTTATTTTGCCTATGATGATATATATACTACTGATTATTTAATCACATCAAATTCTAAATTTTATGTTATGACTGATGAGTTTAATGTGTATAAATGTATTGCAAATAATTATGGTAAAGCATCAACATTTAAACCTACTTCTACTAATCCTGCATCAGTATTTCAGACTGCCGATCAATATACTTGGAAGTATATGTATACCTTGACTGGTGAGGAACAACTAAGATTTACTACAGGAAGTTTCATACCTGTAAAGACACTTGCTGCTGATGATAACTCTTTACAGTGGCAAGTTCAAGATTTCGCTGTTTTTGGTGCAATTAATAATATTCTCGTTACAGGGGCCGGCACAGGATATACATCAAACAATATTTCTGTCACCATTAGAGGAGACGGACGTTTTGCTAATGCTTATGCTATAAGAAACGTCACAACAAGCACTATTCAATCTATTGTTATTGATACAAAAGGATCTGGTTATACATATGCCACAGCAACAATTACATCTTCGCTCGGTTCTGGTGCTACGGCAAGAGTTGTAATTGATCCTCCTAAAGGACATGGTTCGGACGCACTACATGAATTAGGCGGATCTTTTTTGATGCTTAATGTTAAGTTAGATGGAACTGAAGATGGTAAATTACCAGTGGTTAATGATTATAGACAGATTTCTATTATCGAGAATCCATTAGTTTATGGTGAAACAAATGTCATTTCAAATCTTGCATTTTCACAAGTTACAACATTATCATTAGGTTCTGGATCAACAGCGACAGATTATACACAGGATGAAATTGTATATCAAGGTAGTGATCTCGCCAACGCCACCTATAAAGGTATTGTTACACAGTGGGATTCTGCAAATTCATTATTAAAAATAACAAACGTTGAAGGCACACCTACGGCACAACTACTTATTGGTAATACATCTACAACATCCAGATATGTAAGTTCCGTTACTAATCCCGATTTAGAGCCTTATTCTGGATATCTCCTATATAAGGACAACATCGTTGCAATCGAACGAGCCGAAGACCAGTCTGAAGATTTTAAAATTGTTCTAAGTTTTTAAGAGGAAGAAATAGAAAATGGATTCCAATACCTCCAATACAACAGTATTAACTACAAATTTTAATGTTACACCATATTACGATGATTATGATCCATCATCAGGTTATTATCGAATCCTCTTTAAACCAGGTTATGCTGTCCAGGCCCGTGAACTCACACAAATGCAGACCGCATTACAGGAACAGATTGCTCGTTTTGGTAGAAACATCTTTAAAGATGGTACAATTGTTATTCCAGGTCAGTTTACCTTAGAGACAAACGAAGGTCGCAGAGCAGGTCGTGGTATATCATACGTTAAAGTTAATGACTTTGATGCATCCAATAACTCTGTTAGCATGGATCAATGGAACACATTCATCGATCAAGGTAAGGCTAATGGTAATACCAGATTGGAAATTGTCGGTGTCACATCAAACATTACCGCAAAAGTAATTCAAGTTTTAGATGGCAACCAGACAGATAGCAATACTAAAACACTTTATATTGCCTACACATCATCATCAAGTTCTAATGCCTCAATTAAGTCATTCCAAGGTGGTGAAACTCTTAGAGCAAATGTTAATAATACTGTTTATACTCTTGTTGTCGCTAATAATGCTAACGCAACCGGTAAAGGATCTCGCTTCAGCATTTCTTCAGGTGTTCTATTTGCCAAAAACCATTTCGTGGCATTTCCAGATCAAGCAGTTATTATTAGCCGATATGATGCAAATCCAACTGCAAGAGTTGGTTTCTATATCACAGAAGATATTATTAATGCTTCACAGGATTCAACATTACTTGATCCTGCATTAGAGGCATCAAACTATTCTGCTCCTGGTGCTGACCGTCTCGCATTGAATCCGATCTTGACTGTTGTTCCAATTGATGCTACACCAAGTGTTCAGGATTTCGTATCACTATTCACAATCGAAAACGGTATTGTTAAGTCATATAACGCAAACACTCAGTATTCTTATATTAATGATGCGATGGCCCGTCGAACATTTGATAATTCAGGTAACTATGCTGTTAACGGTCTCGATGTTCAGCTAAAAGAACATGATGATACAGGGTCCAACTATGGTAGATACCCAACCGGCAACAATAAACTACTTTACATTGGTGTATCACCAGGTAAAGCATATGTTTCTGGTTATGAAGTTGGTATGCCTGCAACTATCGATCTTGCCACGGAAAAAGGTTTAACATCATCTAACGTCACTTCTCAATCCGCAACCGTTAATATGGGACAGTTTATCACGGTTAATGAGTTTGTTGGTGGTTGGGAACTGAATAAAGGTAATTTAGTTCAACTTTACAATACAGCACAAAGAAGAATTACAACAAAAGGTTGGTCTACTGCTGCTCAAACTGGCGCACTGATTGGTACCGCAATCATATTATCAGTAAAATATCTTTCTGGTACACCTGGTTATGATGCCAAATATAATGTCTACCTTGCTGATATTAAGATGGTAGGTTCATATGTTTTCGGTCAGGTAAGGAGTCTTTATGCTGCCGCTATTGGTGGATTTAACACAGCAATAGGTGCCGATGTGGTGCTTGATGTAAGTGGTAAGGCCGTTTTACAGCAAATTCCTAATTCAACTCTATTATATTTTACAGGATCTAATCATACACAAACAATTAGAGATTCGAATGACATTCTAACCTCACATACAACATTTGAGTTTAATGATACACAAGGTGTTACATCTGGCGTTCAGGTTTCTACAAATGGTATTTTCACCATTTCAATCTCACCTGGTATCGAACAGTTTCCTTATGGTACAACTACACTACAAGGATATTCAACTGATGAAATCTTTGTGACATTTAATAAAACCTCCGGCGGCGCGTCAAGTATGGCTGTTGGTATCAGCGGCGTAACATCTACAGCAACATCCAGTAATACATTAAATGGTACTGGTACACAGTTCCTTAGATTAAACCCTGGTGATAAAATACAATTGTCAGGTAATACATTTGTTTATCAGGTTGTTTCTATCGCAAGTGATACTCAACTTACCGTCGATAAGACATTACCTGTGTCAAATACTGGTAATTCTCTTTCTAAGATTTATCAAGCAGGCGATCAGATTAATATGTTTGGTATTGGTGCGGCAGCTGGCGCGGCAAGAACCATTTCTACAACACCAACATCATTACAGTTCAATCTACAAGAGACATTCCCAAGTATTTTCTATGCTACTGTAACATATCCTCTTGAAAGAACAACTGCTTTAGAAATCGACAAGACACTTAGAGCAGGACGTTATGTTAAGATTAATCCTGCTACTGCCGGTCTTAAAGGCCCTTATGATCTTGGTTTTTCTGATGTTTATAAAATTAAGTCTATTAGAAAAGGAACAGGTGGTTCATATCCTGCTTCTAATACTGCTGGATTAGATGTCACAGCCTCATTTGTGTTTGATAACGGACAAAGAGATACACATTACGATCATGCTACAATTAAACCAAAAATTCTACTTGCGTCAACCGACCGATTATTAGTAGAGTTGGACTATTTTCAGCCAGATTTTACCAACCGTGGCGGTTTCTTCTCGGTTGATTCATATCCTGTTGAAGATGATGATACATTATTTAATCCGGCCAATAATATCAGAACAGAAAATATTCCAATATTTAAATCATCAATAACAGGTCAAACATATGATTTAAGAAATCAATTCGATTTTAGACCAGTTAAAACGAATTCGGCCGGTGATACAACAAATCCTTCAACCGCATCTGTCAATCCAGGTGCATCATCATCATTCAATTACCCTGCTGCTGGTATGAAATTCCCTGTACCATCATCAAGAGTTGAATATGATTATTACTACTATCTTGGTAGAATTGATATGGTTGCTGTTGATAAAGATAATAGATTCCAAGTTTTAAGAGGATTACCAAGTTCTCTTCCTCAAACACCGATCGTTCCTCCTGGAGTTATGGCGATTTCACAGTTAAGCATTTCTCCATATCCATCACTCTCGGCAGCATATGCTATCAAACTTGGTAGACAGGATCTTGCTTCTACTGCTAAGTCTGTTGCAACATATCGCTACACGATGAGGGATATTGGAACACTTAAACAACGTATTGTTAATCTCGAATACTATACATCATTATCTCTACTTGAAAAGGCTGCTTCAGGAGCAGTTATTAAAGATGAGGTTGGTATTGATCGATTTAAAAACGGTATTTTTACCGATTCATTCCGTGATAATTCAAACTCTGCTGACTATGATCCGGAATTCAGAATTGTTTTTGATCCAGAAGAAAGATCAATTCGTCCTGTTTATAAGATGGAATCTATCGTTTATAACTTCTTATCCGGTACAAACGTTAAGTATCAGAATCCGGTTATTACAGTTGATTATACAGAGGTTGTTCACCACTCACATAACTATGTTACGATGGACCTTAACGTAGAAAGACAATCTTGGTTGTTCCTTGGCACAGTAAATCTATTCCCATCTCAGGATATTTGGGTAGATACAAAAATTATGCCTGATGAAATGCTAACAAAGCAATCAGTTTATGTTGTTACCTTTGGTTCTCAAGGCACATCAAACCAGGCTATTACTGCTTATGGTACAACTGCTGCTTATAACTTGAACTCAGGTAATGCCACATATGGTATTTACCAGGCTAACGGTCGATTTAGACAGAATACCACCGGCGGTGTTATCGACGTTCTTAATACCACAAACTGGAATGCCTGGCAGTCAAAAGTTACAGGATATAAGGTATACACAGGTAAAGTTACTAGTGATGGTAATCCATTAGTAACACAATACCAAACATATGATGAAGCAAGAAGATATGCCAACTCTATTAATCCTGTTGGTGGTGCTGGTGTTACAATTGAAACCGTTTACAATACATCCAGAACTGGTACTCAGTATTGGCAGGCAGATAGTGCCGACGTAGTTCAGACAGATTTTAAGGTCGTTGACGTTCAGAACTATTCTTATATTCGTCCTCAGACAATTGCCGTCCATTGTACCGGTATGAAACCATTCACAAGAATGTGGCCTTATTTTGATAGTGTTGGAATGGCAAACAATGCAAGACCATTAACCGCAAACCAATTCTCTTGGATTATTCAAAACGGTCAATATGGACTTGCTGGGAATACATTAAATGACCTTAGAACAGGCACATCAACAAATGCTGCCGCTGGTCTTGTACCTCTACCATCCTCACTTGGCCCTTGGTCTAATTATGGTACCAATTTGGTTACTGATGCTAATGGACAACTTAAATTCCAAATGCAAATTACATCAGGTCAGTTTAGAGTTGGACAAAGAAACTGTTTGGTTATTGATAGTAGAAACTATATTGATTTGAGTAATGCCGTAACTGCTGCCGACATTCCGGTTGATGTTTCAACCGGTGGTGCTGCAACATTTACTGCATCTGGCCAAGCGATTTCAAAGCAGCGTTCAATTCTTACAACAAAAACTGTTTCTTACCACCAAGAAGCGGTTTCACAAAACTATAACTCCGCTGGGTTTGAGTATATTGCTGCTCCTCCTCCACCAGCACCTGCGTCTCACTCTTGTACCGCATACTCGTTTATGGCTTCTGCACCAGGCGGTGAAGAAGGTATCTTCCTCACATCGGTTGATATTTTCGTATCACGTATCGGAAGACAAGGATTCTGGTGTGAAATCCGTGAAATGGATGCAGGCCAGCAAATTACAAGAAATACTGTTCCATATTCGGAAGTATTCTTTAATGATCCAGCAAAGGTTCCAATTTCACCAAATGGTAAGAATTCTCCTTGTAATGTGAAATTTGACATTCCTGTATTCTTGTATAATAATACTCAGTATGCGTTTATTATACATCCTATCAATGCTAACCCAGACGTTTATGTTTGGTGTTCGAGACTCGGACAAATTGATATCAATGGATTAGGTACATTAAATGATCGTCGTGGTACCGGTACATTCTATCAGACAAATAACAATACCAACTGGGATATTATCTCAGGTGTTGATTTGACTTGTAAATTCTATCGTGCAGATTTCAATAAAAATCTGGCTACTGCTACACTTGGTAATAGACCTATTGAGAAACTTTATGTTAGAAATGCCAGTATCGATTTCTCCAATAATCAAGGTGATATCTTTATCTCTGGCGATCACATAGCAATACCTGCACTAAACAGCGGTGCTTCTGTAGCAGTTACCGACTTTGCCGTTGGTGCTACATCTTTCCAAAATAGTGCCGTAGTAAATGTTTCTAGTGGTATAGTTGCTGCTGGTAATACAAGTTATTACGTAGGTGAGATTCTTAAAATCTATTCATCTAATGGCACCTTTAAGGGACAGGCGACAATTACTGATATTACAAACGGTCAAGGAACCCTTGATTACTATGTGAATGGTGATACTTCACTCGTTCATCTATCTGGATCAGGCGGTGGATTCCTTGTTGGTGATGCTGTTATTTGTTCTACCGATTATAGTCAATATGGTTATATCGAAAACATTTGGGGCATTTCTAACTGGAGATATTCTGCGTTCCATTTTGAACCATCAGCACTAAACTTTCAGTTAACCGATATGACATATCAGTTAAGACCCGTTTCTACAACCGGTGCCGTTGGAACATATGTTAAAATTGATCCATCAACAACACAGTATTTTAACACAGAAAAAGCAGTTCTTTCGAGAACAAATGAAATTAGACAACTTGCTGGTGCCAACTCTCAAACTATTTTGGTTAGTTTGAAGACATCATCAAACGCCGTTTCTCCGTTGCTCGATCTAACCAAAACACAGACAATCATACTAGATAATGTTATTAATAACGATATCACGGACGAAACATTACCAACACATGGCGCTTTGATTAACAAATATATTTCTAAAACTATAACGTTGGCTGAAGGACAAGATGCGGAAGACATACAAGTTATTCTTTCATCATATCGTCCACCAGGAACAGATGTTAAGGTCTGGTTAAAGATACTAAATGCTGAGGATAGCACTCCATTTGCCGAGCAGTATTGGGTTGAACTATACAAAGATGGTACAGGTGAACAAACATTCTCATCACTTGAAGACAGAAACAACTTTAAGGAATATACATATCTTGTTCCAACAAGTTCGGTTGATCGTCTAACCCTTGCCAATACAGATGTTACAGGCGGTGTTAATGTTGGTATGACATTAGAAGGATTGACCTCTGGTTTCTCTGCTATGGTTGAGAGAATTGAGAGTGATACAATCTACGTAATGTCTGAAACTGGATATAATGCTGGTGAAACTGCCAACGTTATCAATTCAACTGGTATCGTTGTTGGTAATACACAAGTATATGCTGCTGGCCGAACGGTCGCACTAAACAGCGACTTTGGTGGTGCTGCGAACGTTATATCTTATACCACTGATGCTGGTGTGACTTATAGCACATACAAATACTTTGCTATCAAGGTTGGTCTCCTAAATGATGGAGAAAACTCTGCGATTGTTCCAAGAGTCGGTGATTTAAGGGCAATTGCTCTACAAAAATAAGAGGTTATAATGGAAATTGCTTTTGATATGAATGAAATGACCCACGTTGTAAATGTGGATTTTAATGATGGCACCGGAAAAGTTCCGGCACATCAACATGAAAATGGTGGTGGATGGGTTGCTGAAACCGCACACGTTGATCTAAGTTGTTATGTTGGGCCTCATGCTGTTGTTTACGGTAATGCGAGAATAACTGAAAAAGCAATTATTAATGATTTCGCAAAAGTTTATGGTAATGCCCGAGTTTATGGTAATGCTAAAGTTTACGGTGATGCTGAAGTATATGACACAGCACAAGTATATGATAATGCGAAAGTTAGCGGCCATGCGAAAATATATGAAAATGGTATGGTAGTTAATAATGCTATGGTTTATGATTATGCGGAAGTTTATGGAAATGCTATTGTAAAAAATAATGCGGAAGTCCTAAATCATGCTAAGATATTTGGTAGCGCTGATATTCACGATTCCATAAAGATATATGATAACTGTATCGTGTCAAGGAAACCTATTGTGTGTTTCGGTTTTGAGTCAGATGTTTTAATTGCTGACCACCATGTAGCATTAGGTTGTGTGGTTTTTCCACCACAGTTTGTTGCTAAAACAGGCAAAAGAATGATGAGACTTATGGGTCATAGTCCAGAAATCTCAGAAAAATGGATTCAGGCATTACAATTCGTTATTGATTTTCATGGTTGTACCGACAGACCGGAAGACCTCGAACATTTTGATGAGAGAAAGGCCATTATGGACCTATTAACAGCAAAAGTAGGTATTAAATGACGGACTCTAAAACAGATTTACCCGGTGTTTATAGAACCCCCGAAGGATTTCTTATAAATAAGGATAATGCTTCACTCAAGGCTTATAAAGCAAGAAGACAAAGAGAAAAAGAATTAGATGTATTAAAAGATGATGTTTCATCTCTTAAAGATGACCTGCAAGAAATAAAAGACTTACTAAGAGGACTGGTAAAGTAATGGGAATCGCAAACGTAGCACTAACTGATACATTCGATCAATGGAGGTTAAAGACCAACCAGTCTATTCTCTATTCTAACCAGTTAAACGAGCAACAAAATCTGGTATTTGATACATTAAATGCTGCATATACGGTACTTAATGCTGCCTATACTTCATCTAATGCCGATTATGTAGTTACAAATATTTCATTTGTCACAACTAATGCTTGTTATAACGTAGCAAATGCAAACTATACTTCAACAAATGCTAATTACGTCCTAACAAATTCAGCATTTACCCGTGTTAATTCCGTTTATGATTTAACTAATTCTGTATATACACAGGCTAATACTGATAACGTCAGACTATCGGCTGCATATGTGGTTCTTAATTCAGCATTTACTCAAGCTAATACTGATAATGTCCGTCTATCAGGTGCTTATGTTTCATTAAATGCAGGATACACGGTTGCTAATGCTGCCTTTGGTGTTACCAATGCGTCTTTTGATCTTACAAATCTAACCTATAACGCAGTAAATAGTACCTTTGGTGTTATTAATGCCGCATTTACCCAGTCCAATACCGATAATGTAAGACTTTCAGCAGCATATGTGGTTCTTAATTCAGCATTTACCCAGTCCAATACCGATAATGTAAGACTATCGGCTGCATATGTTTCATCTAATGCTGGTTATGTTGTGGTTAATGCGGCATTTACCCAGTCCAATACCGATAACGTAAGACTATCGGCTGCATATGTTTCATCCAATGCTGGTTATGTGGTTGCTAATGCTGCCTTTGGTATTACCAATGCGTCCTTTGGTCTTACCAATACCACATATGCCGCAGTAAATAGTGCCTTTGGTGTTATTAATGCCGCATTTACCCAGTCCAATACCGATAATGTTAGACTTTCAGCAGCATATGTTTCATCTAATGCGGGATACACGGTTGCTAACGCATCTTTTGGATTTGCCAACGGTGTTTCCACAAATACTACTGCTGCCTTTGCATTTGCTAATGGTGTATCGGTCAATACTACCGGAGCATTTGTTAGTATAAATGCTGGTTATATTGTCGCTAATGCTGCATTCCAAAAGGCAAATGATGCTTATGGTTTAGCACAAACTCTAGGTGGCAATACAGCAAACATCATAGCACAAACACAAAACACATATAGTTTAATTAATATTTCTTTCGATACTGCTAATGCTGGTTTTGATAGAGCAAACGGCGGATTTACCGTTCTCAATACCGCATTTAATGTAACAAATTCTGTATATACACAGGCTAATACTGATAACGTCAGACTTTCTGCCGCATATGTTTCGTTAAATGCAGGATATACGGTAGCAAACGCCGCTTTTGCGGTTGCTAATGCTGCCTATGGTAATGCCAATAATCTTGCTGTAAGTGCTAATGCTTATGCTGGTGCTATGGCAAATAGTGCTAATAATTATGCCGCCGCAACATATCTCAAATTAACTGCTGCTTCACAGACAATCACCGGCAATCTTTCTATTACCGGCAATCTTACATTCCTTGGTGGATCGACAACAATCACAACGAATACTTTGTCTATTGGTGATTCCTTAATCTATCTCGCCGCCAATAATTATTCCGGTACTGATATAGTTGATATCGGTTTTATTGCAAATTATGGTAATGCTACTGGTGCCAACGTTCACACCGGTTTGTATAGAGAACACACTAATAAGGAATACTATTTATTCCAGGGTTATGATGCAGAACCAGTCAACAATCACATCGGTGCTTTAAGTAATAATATGACACTATCGGTTCTTAACACGGATATAAGAACCAGTAATCTTAATCTTGGTGGTGCTAATGCTATTGTATGGATTAAGGCATCATATGATAATTCTAATGGTGCTTTTAGTGTTACTAATGCTGCCTTTACCCAATCAAACACCGATAATGTCCGTTTATCAGCAGCTTATGTTTCATCCAATGCTGGTTATGTGGTTGCTAATGCATCCTTCGGTCACTCTAATCTTACATATACTGCCGTAAACTCTGCATTTGGTGTTATTAATGCTGCATACAGCCGTGCTAATAGTGCGGTGATGACTGGATATCCAACCATCTCTAATGGTTCGGTAAATTTAACAACAGGATCTAATGCCGCAACATTGACTATTTCTGCCGGTAACGTCATAAACGTCGTTGCCAATACTGTTAATAATACACTAATCATTACACAGATACCTACTGGTGTTACGGCACAGGCCTATACCGGCGGTGTTTCGGCGATTACTGTAGATGCTTTCGGTCGTGTTTCATCAGTCACAGGTTCTGCTGGTTACGTTACATCATCTGGTGTTACATCTATTGCCAATGGTGCCGGTCTAACTGGTGGTACCATTACAACAACTGGTACTCATGCTGTTGATTTTGCAGTAGTTGCTACCGTGGCTAATGCTACTGCTGCTTTTGAAAAAGCAAATGGTGTTGCTATCGGTGCCAACGCTTATGCGGTAAGTGTATTTGCTAATACCGTAAACGCTGTTTTTACAGGAACAATCATTAACAATGCAAACGCATCAACTCAAGTATTAACAGATGGTGCCACAATTTCCTGGAATGTTGCGGCAGGGATGATTGCTACCGTTACGCTAGGTGGTAATAGAACATTATCAAATCCTACTAACTTGAAGGTTGGAACATACATTCTTCATGTAATACAAGATGGTACAGGTTCAAGAACATTAACATTTAGTAGTTCTTATAAATGGCCTGCTGGTGTTGCACCAGTATTAACAACAACCATTGGTGCCAGAGATTTATTATCGTTTGTGAGTGATGGGACTAATCTTTATGGATCATTCTTACCAGACGTAAAATAAAGGAATAAAATGTCCGAGTATGTAGAATTATACATGGATAGAGGTGCCGATTTTAGCACCACCGTTGCTATTAATGACGAAAGCACAAATACCCCGCAAAATCTGATAGGGTATATTGTTACATCCCAGTTGAGAAAGTCATTAGTCTCTGTTAATGCTACAGCAAATCTAGTTTGTACCATACCAACACCTAACACAGGTGAAATTTTTATTAATTTAGATTCTGCGAATACTGCTAATATTAACCCAGGAACATACTTTTTTGATGTTAAAATCAAAGATGTCCTTGGTGGAAATCTTGTTTCAAGATTGGTTGAAGGTATTATTATTGTTTCACCTTCAATAACAAGGTAGTAAAATGCCAAACAATATAACTATTAATTCCGGTTCATCTCGTAGGTTGATTGTAACTTCACAACCTAAAAATCGAATTTTGATAAATAATCAAACAGGAGCGACCGGCGGCCCAGGAACAATTGATACTATTGTCGAACTTAAAGACGTTGATGCTACTGATATAGATAGCAACGAAACATTGGTTTATGATGGGGAAAGTGGTAAATTTGTAGTAAAAGAACTGCCCATCATAAACGGAGGAACATTCTAACATGGCAAATACACTAATTCAGATCAAACGATCATTAACTACCTCTCAACCAACGTCCCTTAGTGTCGGTGAGCTTGGTTATTCCTATCAATCTAATACAGCCTTTATCGGTACACCAGACGGTACTGGTGTTGTTGCCATCGGCGGTAAATTTTATCTTGACCTTATCAATACATCTTTTACCGTTGCTAATGCAGCCTTTGGTGTTGCAAATAGTTCAACCGTTGCTAATGCTGCTTATGATATTGCTAATGCTGCCTTTGGTAAGGCCAATTCTGCTAACGTTTTAGCATATAATACAGGTATTGGTGCTAATGCTTTTGCTACAGCAGTCGGCGCCGCTGGTAATGCTTATGCTGACTTGGTAGGAACATCCGGTAATGCATATGCTGTAGTGGTTGGTGCTTCTTCTAATGCATATGCCAACGTTGTTGGCGCTGCTTCTAATGCATATGCCAACGTTGTTGGTGGTTCAGGTAATGCTTATACCAATCTATCAACATCTTCGGCCAATAACTATGCTGGTTATATGGCCAATGCTGCAAATGCATTTGCTGATGTTACATTCGTTAAACTAACCGCTGGTTCCCAGACAATTACTGGTGATTTTAGTGTTACAGGCAATTTGTTTATTGGTGGTAATACTACTGCCGTTTCAGCAAATAACTTGATTGTTAACGATCCATTAATCTACTTGGCAAATGGTAATCCTTCCGATATTCTCGATATAGGATTTGTTGGCAGTTATACTAATGGAACTTCAGCACACGTCCATACCGGTCTTTTCAGAGATCATGCTTCTAAGCAATACTACT